AGGAGGGGAGAGAGAAAAGACAGAGTATTCAGGAATTTGGTGGTGACCTAATCTTTTTAGCTCCAGATGGATTAAGAACAGTTGCCGGTACAGCAAGAATTGGAGATGTAGAGTTAGGCACAATAAGTAAAGCTATTCAGCCACAGATAAAACAGATAGCAGATAACATTGACACTTTTACAATTAGTAGTGTCGTATTAAGAGATAAGTCACAGTACAGATTATATTACGGTAAGTCTAGTCAAAGTGATTTAATACAAGAAGGAATTATAGGAACACTAAGACCTGAAGGTTGGCAGTGGTCAGAAACAAGAGGTATCGAAGCTCCGGCAGTTACTTCTGGTTTTACAAACACTGGAGTTGAGAAAGCATTTCATGGTGACTTTGCAGGGTATGTTTACAACCATGATACAGGTAACTCATTTAACCCTGCAGGAACTGAAAGCGATATAGATGCTCAGTATACAACACCTGACATTGATTACGGTGATTTAGGTATGCTAAAAACTTTACAGTATCTAAAAATATCTTTTAGTCCAGAAAATGATGCTACACCAACAATTAGGGTTAGATACGATTTTGAAAGTACGGATACACCACAACCTGCTGACATTAGTTTAGGAACTGTACCGTTACCATCACTTTTTGGTAGTGCTGTATTTAATACTAATACTTTTGGTGCAGGAGAACATCCAACAGTAAGAACAGCATTAACAGGAAGTGGACATAGTAATAATTTTAGTATTTTTACAAAGAACACAAATCAACCGTACATTATAAACGGTTTGTACATAGACTACGTACCGTCAGGAAGGAGATAATAAATGGCTCAAAACTACACTAGACAAAGTTCATTCAGTGATGGGGATACTATTACTGCTGCGTTATTTAATAACGAGTACAATCAATTAGTAAACGTATTTGCCTACTCATCTAGTAGTGCAAGTTCTACAGGTCACAGACACGATGGTAGTGCTGGACAAGGTGGTAACATATTTAAGATTGGTGACTTAGACTTTTTAAACAAAATAGAAGTTGACAGTACAAATAATAGATTAGGATTTTATGTAGAAGTTTCATCTTCAGCAGTAGAACAAATAAGAGTACAAGATGGTGCTTTAGTACCTGTTACAGATAGTGATGTTGATATAGGTACAAGTTCTTTATACTTTAAAGATGCGTTTATAGATAGCATAACTACAACAGGTAATGTATCTGTAGGTGGTAATTTAGATGTTACAGGAACAATAGACTTTAGTGATTCTGCAATTACTAATGTAGGTAGTATTCAATTAGACAGTATTGCAGGTGATGCCGATTCTAATACTTCAATAACTTTTAGTGGCTCTGATGTTATAACTATAGCTGCTGGAGGAGATAATCAAGTTACCTTTACTAATGGAGCTATTGTACCTTCTACAGATAATGATATAGATTTAGGTACAAGTTCAGTAGAATTTAAAGATGCTTTCTTTGATGGCACAGTAACTACTGATGCCTTAGTAGCTGATACTGCAGACATAAACGGTGGTACAGTTGATGGTGCTGTTATTGGTGGTTCAAGTGCAGCAGCTATTACAGGTACAACAATTACAGGTACAAGTTTTGTTATAGGTTCTGCAGATATTAGTGAAGCAGAATTAGAAACTATAGATGGTGTTACTGCCGGTACAGTTGCAGCTAGTAAAGCTGTAGTTGTTGATAGTAATAAAGATATTGGTAGCTTTAGAAACATAACACTAACTGGTGAGTTAGATGCAGCTACTTTAGATATATCTGGTGATGCAGACATTGATGGTACTTTAGAAACTGATGCACTTTCTATAAATGGTACAGCAGTTACTAGTACTGCAGCCGAACTAAACATTCTTGATGGAGTTACCGCAACTGCAGCAGAAATAAATGCACTTGATGGGATTACATCAACAGTTACAGAATTAAATATTGTAGATGGTAATACATCTGCTACATCTACTACACTTGCAGATGCTGATAGAGTAGTAGTAAATGACAACGGTACTATGGTACAAGTTGCCTTGACAGACTTTGAAACTTACTTTGAGTCTGCCCTTGATACACTTTCTAATGTTACAACTGTAGGAGCACTAAACGCAGGTAGCATTACAAGTGGCTTTGGAGCTATAGACAATGGCTCATCTGCTATTACAACTACAGGTACAATTACTTACGGTTCTTTATCAGATGGTACGATAACTGTTACAGCTTTTGTCGATGAAGATGATATGTCTTCAAACTCTGCAACGCTTATACCAACTCAACAATCTGTTAAAGCTTATGTAGATACACAACTAACTGCAGAAGACTTAGATTTAACAACTGATAGCGGAACTATTGCGATTGACTTAGATAGTGAAACTTTAACTATCGGTGGTACATCTAATGAAATAGAAACATCTGCTACAGGTAATGCAGTAACTATAGGTATACCGGCTGCTGCTCAGATTACAACTTCACTAGGAGTTGGTGGTGGTTCTACTAACGGAGTACAGATTTCTCAAGGTGCTATCTCTATTAAAAATGGTGGCACACAATCATACATAGATTTTTATTGTGAGTCTTCAAATGCTCACTATGCAAGATTACAAGCACCAGCTCACTCAGCATTTAGTGGTAATATAACTTTAACACTTCCTGCAACTACAGGTACACTTGCATTAACTTCTGGCGATATTACAGGTAATGCAGCTACAGCTACAGCGTTAGCAACTGCAAGAACTATTCATGGTGTATCTTTTGATGGAACAGCTAATATAGACTTAACAGAAGTTGTCCAAGATACAGTAGGAGCTATGTTCTCAAGTAATACTGAAACAGGTATTGCAGCTACTTACGAAGATGGTGATGGTACTATAGACTTAGTTATAGGTTCTGGTGTTATTACTAATGCTATGTTAGATGGTTCTATAGCTAACTCTAAATTAGCTAATTCATCAATTACAGTTGCTTCTGGTCTTAACTCAACTGCTATATCTTTAGGCGGTACTCTTACATTTGCAGGAACTTCTAACGAAGTTGAGGTAGCAGAAAGTTCTGGTACAGTTACAATAGGATTACCTAATGATGTAACAGTTTCTAATAACTTAACAGTCTCTGGAAACTTAACAGTTTCTGGTACAACTACACAGACTGGTCCAATAGTATCTGATGATAACTTTACAGGGCTTTTAAATTCTAACTCAGCTAACTCAAGTGACTTTGGATTTTTTGGTAAGTATGTAGAGTCAAGCACTACTAAGTATGCAGGATTATTCTTTGATGCTTCTACAGATAATACTTTTAGATTATTTACCGATACGCAAACAGAACCGGCTACTACAGTAAACACAAGTGCTACTGGTTACGCTGCTGCTAATTTAGTTACTGCAGGAATAACAGCCACTACAGGTACATTCTCAGGTGCTGTTTCAGGTACAACAGGTACATTCTCTGGAGACTTAGCAGTAGATACTAATGTTTTAAAAGTTGATACTTCTAATAATAGAATTGGTGTTAATCAAGCTTCACCAACAGTTTCAATAGATGCTGGTTCAAATACAGATGCAATTTTAATTCCTGTAGGAACAACTGCACAAAGACCAACTGGAGCAGCAGGACAATTTAGATATAACTCAACTACTGGTGGTTTTGAAGGTTATACAGATTCATGGGGTGCTATTGCCGGTAGTGGTAGTGGAGGAAGTTCTTCTACTTTTGCTAAGAATACTTTTGCAGGAGACGGTTCAACCACAGCCTTTACTTTAACTACAAGCATGACCAATGAAGATGGTCTAATTGTATTTATCGATGGTGTTTATCAAGCTGATAATGTGTATTCAGTTTCTGGCACAACTTTGACTTTTGCAACTGCACCTGTCAACGGTAGAGTTATAGAAGTCTTTCAATTAGAAGGTGGTATTGTTGGAGTTGCTCCAGTAATTGCTACTATGACTGGTGATGGCTCAGATACTACTTTAGATTTAACTACTAGTCCTGATTCAGAAAACCAAACATTCGTAACTATTGATGGTGTTGTTCAACATAAAGACACTTATTCAATCTCAGGCAGCACATTAACTTTTAGTGCTGCTCCTCCTAACGGAACAAAAGTAGAAGCTATTATCTTTAATAATGTAAGTGTTGCAACTTTCCAAGATGCAGATGGTGACACTAAGATTCAGTTAGAAGAAAGCACTGACGAAGATACTATTAGAATGGATATTGCTGGTACTGAGGTGCTTACACTAACTAATAGTGCTATGACACTTAAAGGTACTACACCTACTCTAACAATAGGTGACGCTGGAGCTGAGGACACCAAGATTGTTTTTGATGGTAATGCACAAGATTTTTACATAGGTCTAGATGATTCTGCTGATGATTTAATCATAGGAAAGGGAAGTACAGTTGGAACGACACCAGCCATTGTCATAGACGAGAATCAAAAAGTTGGGATAGGTGACACTCCAGATTTAGGAGCTTTGCATGTTAAAACTGCCGATAGCGGAGCAAGTGCGGATAGCGGAGCAGATGAATTTGTTTTAGAAAATTCTGGTGATACAGGTATGACAATTCTATCTGGACAGACAAGTTCTGGAAGTATTAGATTTGGTGATAGTGAAGATAATGATAATGGAATAATTATTTATAATCATGGTTCAACGCCTTACATGAGATTTTTTTCTAATGGCTCAGAAGCGGTTCGTATATTAAATAATCAACACCTTCTTGCTGGTACAACTACAGAATACTCAGGAACAAGTGGAAACATAACTGCTGCTAGACAAATAGATATTGGAGCAGATGACACAAACTTAAAAACTCTTTTCTTTAATAGAAATGCAGCAGAAGGAGAAATAGGTGGTATAGCTGCAGGTGTTACAGGTTTTAGCACAATGGGAAGAATTGATTTTGTTGCTGAAGGTGTTGCAGGTGGTTCACAAGCATCAAGTATTAGATTTAAAACTACTGACTCTGCGACAGAGGCTTTGCAATGGCAGATAACTCAGTATGGAACTTTTATGCCTAATGGTAATAATGCTAAAAATATTGGAACTACTTCTAATAGAGTTTCAGTTATATATACATCAAATGCAGTTAATGTATCAGACCAAACTTTAAAAACTGAAATAGAAGATTGTGATTTGGGTCTAGATTTTATAAATACTTTACAACCAAAATCATATAAAAATTTACAGTCGGTGGGTGTTGCTTTAGAAGAAGGACACGATGATTACAATAGAAAACACTACGGTTTAATTGCACAAGATTTAAAAGACGGTTCACTAAGCGATTCAGTTTATGGTACTAAAGATGGTGAATACAGTCTTGCTTATAATGATTTAATTGCACCATTAGTAAAAGCACTACAAGAGGCAGATGACAAAATAGAAGCTCTTACTGCCCGAATAACAACTTTAGAGGGAGGAGAATAATATGGCACTTACAAAAATCTCAAGAAGCTTATTAGACACAGGAATCTCTGACAGCTCTGATGCTACTGCTATAACTATTGATAGCTCTGAGAATGTTGGAATTGGAACTTCTACTATTGA